CGCGGTTGTTCTGGGGCTTCTCTTGCCCTGGTCACTGTTGCAAGCGGTGGCCGGGGCTTTTGTCTGCCCTCGTGACCTCCGGGGCGGGGTGGTGGTTACTCCGCATACAGCCCAGAGGCCGCAAGCTGGAGGGCCTCGGAGATGGCGGCATCCCTAGCGGCGGGGCCATAGCCGGGAATGGTCTTGTTGACTGAGGGCGCGGGGTGCTCCCCACGTAGGCAGGCATAAGCATCTCCCCACGCCTCCAAAAGGTAGCTCGCGTCTTTGCCCTGGTTGTACTGCCGGACGGCGACGCGATAGCCCCGGAGCTTCTTCTGCTGTCCCCGATTCTCCCAGCGCTTGGGATCAAACCGGGACGCGCTGCGCTTAGGCTGCATCATTGAAGCCGGGACCAATACAATAATAGTCTTGCTGCTGGCGTCATACGACCCTCGGACGGTCTCGCAGTTAGCATAATGCCGCTTATAATCGCGGTACTGCATCTTGACTTCTTCCATTTTCTTTCCCTCCCGGCCTACGGCCTTGCTTTTCCCTGCCGGTTGTGTTATATTGGAGGCGGCCAGATGGCAGGCTCTAACCGCCTCCGCTGGGTCTTAGATAGTCGCTTGCTTGTTCAGGGCTGGGCGGCTATCTTTTTTACTGCTTGGGGATGGCCTCTCGGATAATGCGGGCCGCGTCCTGCGCGTCCTTAGCCGTGGCCTCTACCAGCTTCGCCAGGGTTTCAAGATAGGATGCTAACTCGGTCTGGGTCATGCTATCAATCTCCATTTCGTTTACCTCCTGCCAGGTGGATTCCGCTTGGCTGTTGTCCCTTGCGGTGATTTCATGATAGCACGGTTATACAGTGCTGTCAATTAGACTTGTTGCACAAGGTTCTTTGGGCGGTTTTGTGGAAACTATACACTGTTAAACCGTGAAAAGACATGATACAATATAATAAAGATTTCGGGAGGTGATCACATGGTAACCTCGGCAAAACGCAAGAGCAATAACGCATGGGACAAGGCCAATATGACGGTACTAGGGTGTAAGGTGCGCAAGGACTACGCCGACCGTGTGCGGGCAGTCTGCGCCGCTCACGGGGACACTGTTAACGCCTTATTACGGGACGCACTGGATAAGTATTTAGAAGAGCACGAAGAGCGAAAGTCATAACTTTTTGAGGCAATTAGTCTGACTAACTGTCACATAACACTAAGTCTCAAATGACCAAAATAGAAAAATTTTTGAATCCGCTATCTGTTGCAGTACAATAGATAGCGGATTTACTTTAGCGTAATGTATTTTACAAAACGCGATTTTCGATCGATCTCCTGGATAGGAGCAGAGGCTCACAGGTTAAGGGCGAAAGGAGGCGCACCAGCCACATGTACAAAACAGATAAGCAGAGAGCGGCGGAGGGGAGACCATCATACTACACCGCACCGGAGCTGGACGCAGCTTGTGCCGCCTACTTTGAGGACTGCGACGCAAACGACCGACAGCCTACCAAGCCTGGACTCCTTCTCCATCTTGGGGTGACGGAGAAGGAGTGGAAGGTTTGGGAGGCGGGGGAGCCTGGATATACGAGACACCCGGCGATCTGCCAAAAAGCGTTGCTAGAAATGCGCGACCGACTGGAGCAGCGCAAGGACACGGCGGCTATATTCCTACTCAAGCAAAAGCCGTATGGAGGCTATACAGACCGGCCAGAGCCGGATAGTGTAGGCGGAATAAAGATCCACGTTTCATTCGGCAAGGATAAGCCCAACTCAACAAAATAGTGATTCTATTGAGTTGAACGAGGAGGCAAACCATTGCGGCGCAATGAGTGAGAGGCTTTGCATACTGTATTCGCAATATGCAGTCTTCAGACCACAATATATGGGGGTGTCTGCACGGGCTGCACTGCATGGATAACCAGCGCCCCAGGGCGTGCAGGTGAGCGAGGGAGCAGGGGAGAGGGGAGGCCCTACCCCCGCCCCGCCCCCACCCGGTACGGGGGTAGCGGAAAATCGGGGGTGCCTTTCCAGGAAGGGTATAGGGGTATCACCGCTTTCACCAAACGCCTCCAAAGCATTACACAGGGGATTCGCCAAGCGGTAAGGTATGAGGTTTTGGCCCTCATATCGCAGGTTCGATTCCTGCATCCCCTGCCACCGGCGTGAGCCGGACTTTTCCCGCATCCTCCTTTTCTACCGCCCGGCGCCGAGGCGGTAATATCGGGCCCCTACGCTGCACGGCTGAAAACCACCCGATAAACTGGGCGGAGGGTCGCGCCCTCCATGCGGCAAATGACTGTGGAGAGACACTATACCGGGAAGCCTAGAGCGTCTGACGGCCCCGGAGAAGGGGCATGACGCCCGCCTGTCATGGAGGCGGAAGCGGTGGCAGCTATGACCTGCCCCGGCGCTATCCCACTGAAAACTGCCCTGCGAGTGGCTAATCATGATGTCGCCGCCGAGACCAGGGTGTGACAATCTAAGCGGGAAGCGCACAAAAAGTTGCAAAAATGGGATGGTGTAAAGTGAGTGGTGTACTCATAATCATTGCAGAACTTATCTGCCTTGTTCTTATGGTTGTAAATGCTTATTTAGCTTTCAAAGCAAAGCAGAAAGACGACCTTAATGGAATGGTTTGGAATTTGGCATTTATGATCCTAATGAGCACTTGTATTAGATAACCAAAAATATGCCGAGTGCTGTAGCAGAAGCGCCTGCGGCGGCCCGTTACGTCGCGGACGTGTGGCGGCTCAATGCCGCCTCTCGGCTCCAAACGCAGATGGAAAGCAAAAGAGGCACTGCGCGATTAAATTAAATGCCAATGGGCGGCTGGACAACCTACTGTCCGCCATATGCCGCTCCTCGCCGCATGAGGCGGGCGGTGGCACCAACAGCGTGCCGGAGTATGCCAGGGGTGAGTGACCGCCCAGAGAAACGATTTAGATACTCGGCAGTGGCACTGGGCGCTGTACCATTGAGCGGTGGCGGAATAGACACCCTACGGCGGGTGGTAAAGCCCATAAATGCCTCCTGTGCGGGGCGGGCAAGAGTAGACGCTTACCGAGTAAGGCCATACGGGTGCTTGCGCCCGTCTCGACTGATTAGGCCATGTGAGGTGCAAATCCTCACCCGCTCAAATTTGCCGCCCCGCAGTTGCAGGAGACGGGGGAGGCACCAATGAGAGGAAACGCATGGCGGGATATTCCCCCGCCGCCTCTCCAATCAAATCGAAAGGAGACCTCTCACATGAACGAAATGAAGCTCTTTGAAAACCCTGAATTTGGGGCGATCCGGACGGTTGAAGTAGGCGGAGAGCCCTGGCTGGTGGGTAAAGACGTGGCTCAGGCGCTGGGGTACAGCGACACGTCCGACGCACTAAAGAGGCATGTTGACCCGGAGGATAAGCTGACCCGGCGTTTCGCCGACTCAGGTCAGAGCCGAGAAATGTATATCATCAACGAGAGCGGCCTGTACTCTCTGGTGCTGTCCAGTAAACTACCGGGGGCGAAGAAGTTCCGCCGGTGGGTCACGGCGGAGGTGCTGCCAAGCATCCGCAGACATGGCCTATATGCGGTTGACCAGTTGATCGAAAATCCTGACCTCGCAATCCAGGCGTTTTCTGCTCTAAAGGAGGAGCGGGAGAAGCGAAAAGTTTTGGAGGCGGAGAGAGAGGCCAACCGGCCGAAGGTGCTGTTTGCGGATTCCGTGGCTGCCTCCAATACATCCATACTGGTTGGAGAGCTGGCAAAGCTCCTCAAGCAGAATGGGGTGGACACTGGGCAGAACCGACTCTTTGACTGGATGCGGAACAACGGATATCTGATCCGCAGAGAAGGCACGGATTACAACATGCCCACACAGCGATCGATGGAATTGGGCCTGTTTGAAATCAAGGAAACCAGCATTACACATGCAGATGGGCACGTTACAGTAAACAAGACTCCGAAGGTGACGGGGAAAGGACAGCAGTTTTTTATCAACATGTTTCTAGGTTAACAACCCACACGGGTGTATCGCTTAACAGGCTGTGACGGCTGGCCGGATCCGAGCCAGAGCTCGACAGTAGGCGGCGATGTAGCAAAGTCTAGCAAATGCTAGCAAACCGGGAGAGAGAAAAAGAAAGAAAACCGCCCCCTTTTTCCCCCTCTTCCTTCCCCCCTATAACCCCCCAGAAAAGAAAGAAAAAGAGAGAACGCGCTCTGTCGGTGGCGGTGGGGGGATTGGGAGACTCTACTTAGGCGAGAGGTGGTGAGTGTGGCATTAACGCCAAAGCAAGAAAGATTTGTGCAGGAGTACCTTGTGGATTTGAATGCCGCACAGGCTGCTCTTCGGGCAGGGTATAAAAACCCTGAAATTGGGCGGCAGCTAATTACGAAAAATAACGTTTCTTCCGCAATTCAGGAAGCAAAGAGAGCCAGAAGTGAACGGACAGAGATTACACAGGACTATGTGCTTGCCAAGCTGAAGGAAATCACAGATAAACCGGCCTCGGATGCGAATGACAGCGATCTGAAGTATTCCAGCAAGATAAAAGCACTTGAACTGTTAGGGAAACATGTGGGAGCGTTCGATGGAAAGGCGAACGGCGATGGAGATACGGAGGTTAAGGTGGTCATAGATGTCTGAGATTCGTTTATCGTCCGTCCTTGGACCTGCATTCCACCTACTGGCTCGTGACGTATTCCAACACGGACACACACACTATGATTTGTCTGGTGGCCGAGGCTCGCTTAAATCTTCCTGCGTTTCCCTGCTGGTGCCGCTTATCTTGCTGACCAATTCAAACACCCACGCCTTGGTACTTCGCAAAGTGGCGAACACCATCCGGGACAGCGTGTATGCACAATATCTATGGGCAATCGGAGAATTGGGTATGGCGGCGTACTGGGACGCTAAGGTTCAACCTATGGAGCTGATTTATAAGCCGACTGGGCAGAAAATCATGTTCCGGGGCGCTGATGACCCCATGAAAATAAAGTCCATTAAGGTTCCGTTCGGATATATCGCTGTAACACACTTTGAAGAAAAAGATCAGTTTTCCGGTCGGGCGGAGATTAGAACCATTTTACAATCTACCATGCGCGGCGGGTCGAAGTTCTGGAACTTTGAGAGCTACAATCCACCCATCAGCCGGGACAACTGGGCCAACAAAGACAGCTTGGAAGAAAGAGCGGACAGGCTGTGCCATAAGAGCACATACTTGGAGGCCCCGCCTGAATGGCTTGGGGCGCAGTTTCTGGCAGAGGCCGAACATCTGAAATCCACGGATGAGCGGGCATACCGCCATGAATACTTGGGCGAAGCGGTCGGCACCGGCGGCAACGTATTTGAGAATCTGGAGTTGAGGGGAATCACGGACGAAGAGTTCGCTTCCTTTGACCGTATCTATCAAGGTGTGGACTGGGGCTGGTTCCCTGATCCATTTGCCTTTATCCGACTCCACTATGACCGGGCTAGAGAGACAATATACCTAATGGACGAGATATACCAAAATAAGCTGACCAACGAGGCGAGCGCAAAGTTGATCCTATCCAAAGGATACAAGGATGCTTACATTACCTGCGACAGCGCCGAGCCGAAGTCAGCGGCGGACTACCGGGCAATGGGGCTTCCGGCCAAGGAAGCAATCAAAGGCCCTGGAAGCGTGGAATATGGCATGAAGTGGCTCCAGCGGAGGAAGATTGTTATTGACCGCCGGAGGACACCAAACGCATATAACGAGTTTGTGAATTATGAGTATGAGCGAAATAAGGATGGGGAGATCATCAGCGGGTATCCTGACGAGAATAACCACCTTATTGACGCCACAAGATATGCTCTCGAGCGTGTATTTAGGAGAATGGGGATGACTGCATGAACCTTGAACAAGCGATGAACTATCTTGTTTTTTATAATGGATATGAAGAAATCGTTCATTCATTGCTAGAGCATATATCTATGTTTTCTGAAGGAGGGACGATTCTACCCCCTAAAAGTCTTAAATATGGGGATGAAAGCGAAACTGTTGAAGCTATCCTATGGTTTACCCTTGTCTGTATGTTCGGGGATTATGGGACATCTCCGCGGTTTGGATGGATTGACAAAAAGAAAGAAGCAATTGCGTTTCTAAACAGCCTGCTTTCGGATGAGGTGCCCGAATGAACATTACCGAAAAACTAAAACAGCTCGGTTACTCCACCGTTCCAGAGGAGTTTTACCGCAAAGTGCAGGAGTGGAAATCTTGGTATGTGGGCGACGTGAAGGGCTTCCACAGGTACAAGGTCAGAAACGGCACGAGCATGGTCAAATGCAAGCGCTTCACGCTTAACATGGGCAAGAAGATCCCGGAAGATTGGGCAAACCTTCTGATGAACGAGAAGGTGGAGATTACCATTGAGGGCCAGAGGGAACAGGAATTTGTTGACCATGTGCTCAAAGAAAACAACTTTCTGGTCAAGTCAAATGAAATGCAGGAGAAAGCATTCGCGCTCGGGACGGTGGCGTTTATTCCCCGTGTAGTGGGAATGAAGGCCACGGAAGAAGGCCCTGTTCCTGGTAGTGCTGACGGCATTGTGATGGATTATGTGACCGTGGAGCATATCTGGCCGCTAGCATGGCAGAACGGAATCATTACGGAGTGCGCCTTTGACAGCATCGTGACCGTCAACGGTGAGGATTATTGTTACCTCCAAATTCACCACAAAGTAGATGGCTTATACGATATTGAGAATCGCATCTATCATTACCGCAATAACAATGTGGATGCAGAACTGTCTTTGGCCGACATTCCAGGGTTTGAGGCAGTCCCTCCTGTGGTACATACCGGATCAGATCAGAGGCAGTTTGTTATTGACAGGCCTAATATTGCCAACAATTTTGACGATTCTCCGCTGGGGGTTTCTGTCTATGCAAACGCCATCGATGTTCTCAAAGGCGTAGATGTGGCCTATGATAGCTACGTCAATGAGTTCGTCCTTGGAAAAAAGCGCATCATGGTCAAGCCGTCTGCAACCAAAGACCTCGACGGAGAGCCATTTTTTGACCCGGACGACTTGGCTTACTATGTACTCCCGGAGGATGTAAGTGACGGTGCGGTCATCACGCCCATCGACATGACACTACGTACCCAGGAGCACAACACGGGTATCCAAGACCAACTGAATCTACTGTCCAGCAAGTGTGGCTTTGGAGAAAACCATTACCGCTTCGACCAGGGGAGCATTACCACAGCCACCCAGGTCATCAGCGAAAACTCCACCATGTTTAGGACCATCAAAAAGCATGAAATCATTTTGGAACAGGCCATTACAGAGTTGTGCCATATTATTCTTCGGCTTGGGAATGCAGCCATGGGCGCCGGGCTGAATGAAGATGCTAAAGTTACCATTGACTTTGATGACTCTATCATCGAGGACAAGACCACCGAGCGGAATAATGACCGTCAGGACCTTGCGGCGGGCATTATGAACCCGTGGGAGTACCGCATGAAGTGGTACAACGAGGACGAGGCTACGGCTAAGAAAATGCTGCCAAAGATGGAGGACATGACAACGGAAGGGGAGAACGAGATTGAATGAAATACCCATTCTCTCCCGAAGTTCTGGACTCTCTTCCAGAAGAATTGGCCGAGCTATACCGCAGTCTGGAAGCGACGCTCCTGGAGGAAATATGTTCTCGCCTGAAATTATCCGGCGAGCTGAACGAGGTCACGGTGCAGGATATACGGGCACTCCGCTCCCATGGCATTGACCTAAAGGACATAGAAAAGGCCATCCAGAGCACCGCAAACATCAGCCAGCGGGACTTGCAAAAACTCTTGGACGACGTGGCGGAGCGGAACCAGCGGTACTACCAGGAGGTTATGGACATTGCGGGTGTAACTGCACCGGAAACACTGGTTAGCATCGAGGACACATGGGCTATCTACGAGCAGACCAAACAGACATTCCATAACATGACCGGCTCTATGGGCTTTCTGGTGGACAACGGGCGGACGATGCTTCCCACGGCCAGGGCCTATCAATGGGCGCTGGATAACGCTGAAATGCAGATCACGAGTGGGGCCATTTCTTACAATCAGGCCATCAAAAGCTCCGTCAAACAGCTTGCGGACAGCGGTATCAAGGTTGTGGATTACGAGAGCGGCCACCGTGACCATATCGACGTGGCAGCCCGCCGGGCGGTGATGACGGGGGTGTCTCAGCTTTGTGCCAAGTACACGGAGCAGAGTGCAGAGTATTTGGAAACTCCTTATTTTGAAGTGTCCGCCCACATCGGGGCACGAGATAAGGGTGTCGGCTGGCAAAACCACAAGGCATGGCAGGGCCGGGTGTACTCCGTAAGGACCGGAGACAAGTATCCGAGCATTTATGAGGTGTGCGGGCTTGGCTATGTGGACGGCTTGGAGGGTGCAAACTGCCGACATATCAGGACTGCCTTTGTGGATGGTGTGATGGAGCGAACATATACCGACGAAGAACTTGCTCACATAGACGATGGGCACGACGTGGATTTTGAGGGAAAGCACTACACAGCTTATGAGGCCACACAGAAACAGCGGCAGGTCGAGCGAACTATCCGCAAGCTGAAGCGAGAACAGACCGCATACAAGGCCGCAGGACTGACGGAGAACTACCAGGCGGTGACTACCCATATCCGGAGACTGAATCAGGAATACAAGGCGTTCAGCGAGGCGGCGGGGCTACCGTTACAAAGAGAAAGAATGCAGGTTCAATATCCGGAAGGGCTAACCAGCATAAAACAATTTTCCGGGCTGGAATCATATCAAGGGAACATAAAAATTGTCGGTAAATTCTCTTCCAGACAATATCAGGTGCAGCTTGACCCGCCGCAGATTAGCGGCGTGACAGACCACTTTGCAAATAACCTTACGATGAAACCGGATAGATCTGCATTGACGATTGAAGCGTCGCAGAGTATCATAAATAACAGCAGGTTAGTTTTGTATCAGACTGACCGGAATACATTGAAATTCTTGGCAGATAGCGGTTATGTAGTTTTAAGCGTTGACGGGAAGATTGTAACAGCGGTCCCGGAAAAGCTGAGAAAGAAGTATCGGGACTATTTGGAGGGGAAATGATATGGCGAAAAATCACAATGATAAATGCGTTTGCCCTCTTTTTGGGCGAGAAATCCTATATGGAGAGTGCTATGAGGTCCAAGAAGTTCGGGAGGACGAGATGGACATGGAGCTTGCAATAGAGCCGTTTGACGTAGATAAAGCAAATGAAGTCTGCGAGAAGTGCAAGTGGTATGTTGTGGAGGGCAGCGCGTGATAAAAGAAATTAACGGGAAAACATGGTATTGCTGCCCGTACTGCGGGAAAGCTCTTTTCCCAGTTCGACCGGATACCAAAGTAGAGCACATGCCGTTTCGATGCAAGGCATGTAAGCACGACATGGAAGTAAATATCGCATAGAGCCAAGAGCCTGTGAGCCAAGAGCCATCAGTTTCCGAGGATTCCTCGGTGGTTGATGGCTCTTTTTGTTTTGCCGAGAGGCGTAAAACCGCAGGGCGACGGCCCTGACAATAAACGGAGGTAACTACTATGAGCGAACCTATCAATAATCCTACCCAGGCCCCTGCGCCGGAGCCCGCCCCTGCGAAGACCTTCACGCAGGAGGAAGTGGATGCCATGATCGGCAAGCGGCTTGCGAAAGCCATGAAGGGTATGCCCAGCGAAGAAGAGCTGACCGCCTACCGCACCTGGAAGGACGGGCAGGCCGGAGAGAAAGAACGCTGGGACAATCTGACTGGCGAGAGGGATACTCTCTCCGGAAAGCTGACAACCGCAGAAGCGGAGAGAGACCAGTTGAAGCGTGAGTTGTATGTCCTGAAAAAGGGCTTGACCGGCGAGGAGGCGGAGTTCATCGCTTTCAAGGCAGGGAAGATGGTGGACGACAAGACCACCTTTGAGCAGGCCGTGGACGCGCTTACCGCCGACCGCAAGAAGACTTCTTTTGACTGGACTGCTCCAGTGGGCGGAGGGAAGACAAAAACAGGAGAAAACGATGTAATGAACGCCCTGATCCGGGGCGCACTGAAATGAAAGGAGAACATAAATGGCAGTTGACATTATCGATAGAAGCAAACTTTCTGGGCTTATCCCTGAGCCCGTAACCCGTGAAATTATCCAGGGGGCCGTAACGGAGTCCGCTGTGCTGCGGATGGCCCGTCGGCTGCCCAACATGACCAGTAAGACACAGACCCTCAATGTTCTGGACGCACTGCCCACCGCCTACTTCGTCAATGGTGAGCCAACCACCGGAGCGTCCGACTCCAAGGCTTCGCTGAAAAAGACCACAAACATGGCTTGGGACAAGAAAAAAATTTACGCTGAGGAAATCGCGGTTATCGTCCCCATTCCAGAAGCGGTGTTGGATGATAGCGATTACGATATCTGGGGCGAGGTTCGGCCTAGACTCCAGGAGGCATTCGGAAAGGTCATCGACGCCGCTATTCTGTACGGCACGGACAAGCCGACTTCTTGGCGTGATGGCCTTGTCCCTTCTGCCACTACCGCAAGCGCTGTTGTGACCGCTACCAGCGACATTTTCAAGGACATCATGGGCGAGGGCGGCGTGATTGCCAAAGTGGAGGAGAGCGGCTATATCCCCAACGGCGTAATGGCGGCTATCCAGATGCGCGCCAAGCTGCGCGGCCTTGTGGATAAGAACGGTCAGCCCATTTTCAAGACCGATATGCAGGGGGATACCCGCTACGCGCTGGACGGCATGAGCATGTACTTCCCCGTGAACGGTGCTTACGACCCGGAGGAATCCCTAGCTATCGTGGGCGACTGGAGCCAACTGGTCTACGCCATTCGGCAGGATATGACCTTCAAGATTTTCGACAGCGGCGTGGTACAAGATCCCACCACTGGCAATATCCTTTATAACCTGATGCAGAACGACATGGTGGCCCTCCGCGCCGTCATGCGGCTGGGCTGGGAGATTCCCAATCCCATCAACGCCTTCAACGTCGGCAATGAGAACGCCTTCCCTTTTGCTGTTTACGCACCGGCGGGGGGTTAATAGGGTCTGACACTTTAACGCTATTCCCCAGCGGTCAGACCCTATTGGGGAAACAGGTTTCCGAGCTTGTGGGTGATGACCTGAAGGTCTATGCGAACGGCGCTGTAACGGGCACATTTCATTATGTGACCAACTACACCGAGTTCAGCAGCGCCCCGGACGAGCAGAGCGGGTATTATTTCCCGTTTCACCTGACAAAGACCGGAACACAGATGACCTTCAAGAAAAATGGCTCTCCCACAAAGGAAAACATCCTGTTTGACGCGGACATTGTCTTCCAGGTGACCAAGGATGACACCTTCGAGGTGCTTGTTGATGATTCCAGCGTAGCGAAATTTAGTTTCACTGGGGCGACGTTTGAGCCGCAGGCTAAGACGAAAGCCCGTGCGAAGAAGTAAGGAGGCGGCCTGATGGCTTACGCAGATTATGAGTATTACACTGCTGCGTATCTAGGCAAGACTATCCAAAAGGCTGACTTCCCTCGTCTGTCCCTGCGTGCAAGTTATTTCTTGGATTACTACACGCAGGGGCGGGCGGCCTCAAACAGCGAGTTGGATGCACTGAAAATGGCCTGTTGCGCCGTGGCAGAACAGTACCAGAGCATCGACCTTGCCCAGCAAGCGGCCCTGAATGCTCTTAAAAACTCCGCAAATGCTGGAGAGGCCGGAGAGTTGCAAAGCCAGAGTGTGGGTAGCTGGTCCAAAGCTTACCGAAGCGGCGGTGAAAGTGCCCAGCAGGCCACGGCAGTGGCTCAGTCGGCACAAACACATCTTGCATCTGTTGCAGCGCAGTATTTAGCCGGTACGGGCCTTCTATACCGTGGAAGGGGGTGCGGCTATGGACATGTTCCCCCATGTTGTGACGGTCTATAACACCTACGTTGAGACGGACCATTCAACCTTTGAGGAGACCACAGTGAACCACATCACTGTCCTACGGGGAGTCCTCCTGGATGCCTCTAAGGGTTCCAATGTAACCAAGAGCGGGCTGGAAAGCGCGGATGCAGTCAACCTGTACATTCCATTTTCGGTTGAGGCGTTGGACGGTGTGACAGGCATCCAAAGAAGGTATGTCGGGCCAGTCGAGTTCTGGAAAGCAGATGATAAAAGCGACCTATGGACGCTCTCTGTGGCCCGTGATAGTTTTTTCATCAAGGGTGAGGCTATACACCCGGAATGGACGGTAGAGACCATAGAGGCCGACTACGACGGTGTGTACGATATTACTAAAGTCGATGAAAAGGACTTCGGCGGTGAAATGGCTCACTGGGAAGTTGGTGGGGTTTAATGCTGAAATTCAGTTTCCGCGCCGAAGGGCTGGAAGCAATCAGGGACAAGTTGGATGAGGAGTGCACCAAAGCGGAGCATACTGTGGCACTCCAGGTGCGGAAGGACACATCACCATATGTTCCGATGCTTACCGGATCATTGGACAAACGGACGCGGGTAGATGGTTCAGAAGTGATTTACCCAGGCCCATATGCACGCTACTTATATTTTGGAAAACTAATGGTAGACCCGGCTACAGGTAGCAGTTATGCATCAAAGGGCACAACAAAGGTCTTGACTGACAAAAACCTTGTATTTAATACAGCATCACATGCGCAGGCACAATCCCATTGGTTCGAAGCCAGCAAGGCCGAGAATTTGGATAACTGGATTCGGACGGCGGATAAGGCGGTGAAATGTGAACTCTGAGAAAAAAGAGAAACCCCGCATGCTGGCGGCGACAGAAGAAGTGGATAAAATCTCCCGCTCCATGCTGGTGTGGGCCAATACCTTCCCGGAAAAGCCGGTGGACATCATTAAATATGAGTTTCTGTCCGCTGACCAGGGAGACGAGACCGGTATGGCATTGTCTACCATCCAGGGGACCTATATCACAAAGCGGTTCATCCTGGGCGGCTATCAGGCGGAGTACCAATTCAAACTAATTTATCGTATTAAGCCTGGGCGCAGCAACGACAAGCGCCTGGAGGCTGACGAGCTGCTGAACCACTTCGGTGACTGGGCAAGAAAAAATCTTCCTGATTTGGGAGACGAGATTCGGGCGCTCCGAGTTGAGCCCACCACACAATCCTCTAAATTTGCCGCTTATGAGGACGGTTATGAAGACTACCAGATTTTGATGAAACTGACATATGAAGTTGGCGTTTGAAAGGAGAAAAACAATGCCTGAGTCTGATTTGACTTTTAATACTACGCCGGGCCAGACCGTAGGCCGTGAAATGTTAATTGCTTACCTAAACACTGGAGAGAGCTCTACGCCTACGTGGTCTCCCATCGGTAAGCGTGTAGAGGACAGTTCAGCCGAATACGACTGGCAAACAGAAACCAAAGTTGATATTTTTGGAAATACCTATACCAACGGGAAGAAACCAACCATTACACAAACCTTTGACCCATGTGAGTTGGATGCAGATGACGCAGCACAGGAAAAAATCTGGAACCTTGCTATCAAAGATCAGAACGTGAACGCTTTGATGAATCAAGATATGCTTATTGTCCATCTGTATGCGGGGACGGCCGGAACAGCGGTATTTGCTGAAAGATACTCCTCATGCTCTATTTTGCCGTCCGGGCTCGGTGGTGAAGGCGGTGGCACAATTGGGATGCCAATTGATGTTACATATGGCGGCACCAGAACTGTTGGTACAGCATCGATTAGTGATGGAACTGTGAAATTCACACCGGGAACCGTGGAGGTTTAACTTATGAAGGAACTGAATTTTGACTCCGGCCTTGTTACATATTCTTTGAATGGCAAGTGCGAGGTGTCGTTCAACCCCACTGACAGCAACTTCGTTGAGCGGCTGTACTCCGCTTTTGAGGATCTGGACAAGAAGCAGGAGAGCTATAAGGCCCAGATCGAGAAGATGGTGGACAAGAAGGAAATCTTCGAGTTTGCCAAAGAGCGGGACGCTGAAATGCGCGGCATTATTGACGGCGTGTTCGATGCCCCTGTGAGCGAGTCTGTCTTCGGCGGCATGAATGTCTATGCCATTGCCAACGGCCTCCCTGTCTGGTGCAACTTGATGATGGCGGTCATGGATGAGATTGATACCACTTTCACCAGAGAGCAGAAGCTTACTAACCCGCGCATCAGCAAGTACACAGCGAAATACCAGAAGTATCAGAAGAAGTAACCAAAGGAGCACGTCATGAGCTATGGACTTCCAAAAAGCGTGGATATAGACGGGCAGGAGTTTGCTATCCGCTATGATTATCGGGTTATCCTCGACATTTTCGAGGCCATGAACGACCCCGATTCCAGCGAGGAAGACCGGGCCCTTGACGTGCTCCAAATCTTCTATGTGGATTTTGACGAGCTGACCGACTATGACGCGGCCATAAAAGAGGTTTTTCGATTCATCAACGGCGGCGAGGAGCCACGGAAGCAGAAAGGCCCCCACCTTGTGGACTGGCCTATGGACTTCCCCCGCATCATTGCCCCTATCAACCGTGTGCTGGGCTATGAAGCCCGCGCTGTGGACTACGACATCGAAACCAACACGGGCGGCATCCACTGGTGGACTATCCTCGCGGCCTATGCGGAAATAGGGGACTGCCTCTTTGCCCAGATCGTCCGCATCCGCGACAAGAAGGCAAAGGGCAAGCCGTTGGACAAGTCTGACAGGGAGTTCTACCGAAAGAACCGTGACATTATCGACATCAAGCAGACATACAGCGAGGCGGAGAATGACCTCGTCAACCTCTGGACGGGCGCAAAATGAAACCGCCCCCGGAGGGGCGGCTATGATTATCGTATCGTGCATTTTGTCAACTGAACTTGAGCAAGAGGGATTCCATCGCACTCACCAGCGATAGTGATGTAGTCTCCATCCTTTAGCTGTGCAATCAAATCCGTTTGGTCTCCATCCTTCGGGAAGAAGCATTGTATGGGATAAAGGCCATAACCGTCATTTGTTTCGAGCGAAATGCAAGGTGCTTTTGTTAAAACATCCTGCCCGATGTTTTGAATTGTGCCAGTCACAACCAAGATTTTATCCTTATACAGCGCATCGGCATTCACTGCATTCTCCTTATATGCCGCCCACAAGCTGTTGGCGGAGATGGTAATTTCCTCCGGCTGGATGTTCTGCGCTAAATTATCGGATGGCTGCGTGGTCGTAGTAGTTGATTGGCTTGGACTATAGCCATCGTTTGACGGACTATCAGAGCGGCCCCCAAAAGTAAGAGATACAGCGGCAATAATAGCAACGACAATCACAGCTGCAAAGGCAACATTTCCCTTAATTTTTCTGCTTCTTTTTCCCGGGGCGTTCTCGCTATCGAAAACAGCGGTTTCTGGTGTGTTTGTTGCGGATTCACTCTCAACTACGAGGTGTGATCCAGATATTGCTGTGTTTACAACTTTTGCAGTGTCATCCGGCGATACGAGGATTGAAATTGAGCAGTCGATTTTACGCCCCTTTTGGAACGAAAGCGTATGGGGTCCATCTTGAGCGTATGCAGAAACGGTTGTGCCGTTTCTTAAAATCCCAACCACTTTGTCATCCAAAAGTACCGTGAAGTCGACAGCACATCCCCACGGCGATTTTTCTCTTGTAATAATGATTTCTTTGTACCCTTCCAATGTAAATCTCTCCCCTCAAGGTGGTGTTTAATGTGGCCGCTGACGGCTCCATCGTCATTGAAACCAATATTGACAATAAGAAAGCACAAAAAGAGCTGAATCAGCTTGCTAAGAAAATCCAATCGCTTGAAGATCAACTTACGTCCAAAAAGCAGGGGAGGTTTCCTTTAGTAGAAAACCTCAACGTTGTAAATGCGGAGTTGGAGGAGGCCAGGAAGCAGTTATCCATGCTCCAGGACGAACAGAATGCTATCAATGTCGCCATGAAAGCTGGTTCGTCCGCTGATGACTATATGCGTGCCTATTCTGATAGGCCTATGGTCGATTCCAAATTGAAAAAGCAACAAGAAAAGGTTGACGCAATTGAGAAAGAGTGGAGGCAGGCTGAAAAAGCGCTTTCAGATTATGATTCCAAAATTTCTGGCTTAGAAGGAAAGTTGAACCTGGCAAAAGAGGAAGCCGGAGGGCTCCAGCAGAACATGGCAAAGTCCGGCCCTGCCGCCGCCAAAATGGCAAAATCAGTAGATAGAGCGCAAAAGAGCGCAAGCAAGTTTTCTTCTCGTATGCGTGAAGTTATCAGAAGCGCGCTTGTATTCACGGTCATTACACAAGCTCTTGCGAAGTTCCGTGAATGGATGGGGAAAGTCATCAAAACAAATGACGAGGCTAGAGCGTCTATTGCACGCCTAAAAGGGGCTCTCCTGACGCTCGCTCAACCGATGATTGAGGTCATTATACCAGCATTTACAAATTTTGTCGATATGTTGGCCCGTATAATTTCAATGGCCGCCCGGATTACTGCTGCGCTGTTTGGTACAACAGCAGAGAAAGCTGCGGACTCCGCTGAAAATCTGTATGAGGAAACAGAAGCACTTGAAAAAACGGGTGAAGCGGCTGAGGAGGCCGGGAAATCGCTCGCTTCTTTTGATGAAATCAACCAGCTTTCGGGGAGCAGAAATAAAAGTGAATCTTCTAATCAAGATATTGGGCCAGATTTTTCTGCCTTTCAAGAAGGTATGAATAGCGGATGGCTCCAAGAAATGATGGCGAGTGTATCTGCTTGGGTGCCAATTGCATTAATGCTAGGTGGTATTGCACTTGTAGCTATAGGAGCATCTATAGGGAGTTTAGTTCTGGTTCTTTCTGGGTTACTTTTACTTGGAGCTGGCATTGATTTCTCTGGAGAAAATGAACAATTACAGTCTTGGGTTGATGCACTTGGTTTAAATAGTGTGCAAGAGTTTGTGTTATTGGCAATTATACTCGGCGGCATCGCCATGGTTGCTATTGGAGCTTCAACTGTAAATATTTTACTTGTTGTGGCTGGACTAGCTTTGATCGGAGTTGCTGTGGCTTATGCATATCAAAGCGGAATGATGCAAGATTGGGCGGAAGCGCTTGGACTTTCTAGAGCAGCCCAGTTTATAACTGCCGCTCTATTGATAGCTGGATTTGCCCTTATTTGTATTGGCGCAGGACTAGGGAATATTCTTATGGTTATATCTGGTATCGCTTTGATTGCAACTGGCGTTTTTGTAGGGAGTGAGAGTGGAGTTTTTGAATCTTGGGCAAAGACGCTGGGACTTGATTCCGCGTTTGACTATGTAACAGCTGCAATGCAAATAGCTGGATTTGCCCTCATCTGTATTGGAGCGGCAATGGGGAATATCTTTATGGTTATTGCTGGAGCAGTTCTTCTAGGAGCAGGGGTGACAGCAGAAGTAATTGGAGAACAGACACTGATGGCATGGTGGGAAAAACTGAAACTTACAACCGTTGTTCAATGGGTATCTGTCGCCATACTTTTGGTAGGCATCGTAATGGTAGCTATTGCGGCCGCTACTGGAAATCTTATTTTGCTAATTGCTGGTGCAGTGGTGCTCGGCCTCGGAATTGTTGCCGCAATAAATGATGATCATTTGCAGGATTGGGTTGAAACATTAGGCCTTGAAAAAGTAATGGAGTATGTAACGATTGCAATTTTGCTTGTAGGAATTGGGCTTGTTGCAATCGGTCTAATGACTATGAACATTCTTATGTTTCTAGGTGGATGCGCACTCCTTATTGCTGGATTTGTCGTTGGGAATGAAAGCGGGACGTTTCGTAGTTGGGTAGAAACATTGCATCTTGAAGAGGTGGCTGGGTGGGTATCTACAGCAATGCTGCTTGCTGGGATTGCATTAGTTGCTATTGGTGCAATGACATTAAACCCTCTATTCATATTGGCCGGGATTGCACTTTTAGGTGGTGGTACAGCGCTTAAGCTTGGAAGTGGCAGCACGAAGGGGAGTTCTTATTCAGCTAGATCAGGCTTAGGCCGAATGTCAGTACCAAGGCTTTCAATTGATGACGTTCCTGCCCTTGCAAAAGGCGCGGTCATACCGCCTAACAAAGAGTTCCTCGCCGTACTGGGAGATCAAAAGAGCGGGACAAATATAGAGGCTCCAACATCTGAGATTGAAGCCGCTGTTGCCCGTGGGATGCAGCGATATGGTGGCGGCGGCTCCAATACAGTTATCTTGGAAATCGACAAGCAGGTGCTTGGTCGCGTATCTTATCAAGCGACTCAGAGCGAAGTTCAGCGTATCGGCGTAAATTTGGTGGAGGGCTAAATGAGCTATATCAAATTGAACGGCATTGAGTTTGACGCAGATGTTGCAATTTCGACTTATAATCGAAGTTTCAATGTACTAGATGGAGATAATGCTGGCCGAGTGCTTTCCGGTCGAATGATACGTGATGTTATTGGAACCTATCTTGGACATAAGATTACAGTGTTTCGCAGAGGAGACAATTACGAAGGGCTGGATACCTTTTGGGACTATCTGTACCAACACTCAGTCGATGATAGCGTTATGTTGGAGGCTGCGGACGGACAGACAACCATCTCCTACGAGGCGTATTATACTAGCGCATCTCAAGACATGGAGAAGGTAGAAGGTAGCGTAAATTATTGGGGAGAAATAGAGGTAAGCTTTGTTCCGATAGACGCACAGGTCAAGCCGTAAAAAGTGAGGATAGGCGATGGCAAACAAAAACAAAATTGTGTATGGCGACAGAGTTTTTGAGGGCAACAAAATTAAAAGCGGAAATCTTCATATTGCAACATCTCTTCTATCTTCCTATCTGGAAGCCAATACCTTATCAGTCGTAATTGAGACTGAGGACAGAACAATTACAGAGTTTGAAAGAAACGCTCCAATTGTTTATTTTTATGATGACGTTCAGACCGGTGTGTTTTATGTGAAATCCATTGACCGGAATGGCCCTAATACATATAAGATATCTGCAACAAGCGCAATTGGGCTTTTATCTGAAAATCAGCATTATGGAGGAATCTACTCTGGAGAGACTGCATCCGAACTTCTTGCTTCCATATGCGGCACAATACCATACGAGATAAAAACAAATTTAGCAGACATAAAATTGTATGGTTGGTTACCTATCGCTACGGCAAGGGATAACTTGTCACAGGTTCTATTTGCAATTGGCGCAACTATTCGAACTGATCTAAATGGAGTTCTTCGGATTGCGGCCCTTTGGGATGGAATTAGCGGGAACCTTGGTTTAGACCGAATGTATCAGGGACCGAGCGTCACTAACGCGGCCAAAGTAACCCAAGTAATTGTTACAGAACACCAATATATAAAATCTGGTGAGTCATCCACACTTTTTGAAGGGTCCGTAGAAGAATGGAAAATTGTTACATTTGATGATCCTGTGTTTGGCTTGTCTGCATCTGGCTTTACTATTTTAGAGAGTGGGGCCAATTACGCGAAACTATCTTCTGGTTCCGGAAAGCTTGCTGGAACAAAGTATACGCACAACAAGAGCCAAATCATACGTAATATCGTTTCTGCTAAAGAGCCAAATGTAAAGAAGGTTGAAAATGCTACGTTGGTATCGCTCACAAACTCTGCGGCTGTCGCAGACCGGATGAAAAATTACTATAAGCATGCTCAATCTATCCAAGCACCAGTTGTCTATAAAGGGGAATCAACAGGGAACCGTGTGTTGACGTGGGACCCATATAACAAAGAGCCAGTTACGGCTTGCATTGAAAAAGAAGACATTACCATCTCAAACACATTAAAATCAAGTTCGGAGATGCTTGTTGGATATGTACCTTTGAAAATAGAACACACTGAGATACTTGAAAATCGAGTCTTACTCACTGGATCTGGCGAGTGGGTGGCACCGGAAGGAACCACGCATGTACGAGCGGTGCTTATCGGTGGAGGAGGACCCGGTGGAAACGGAGCAAGTGGTGAGAGCATATCGTCAATGACGGACACGGACAATAAAACGAGTACAGTATTTGTCGGTCAAATGCAGCCGGGAGAGCAGGAAAATTATAGCCATTCAGCTAATGCAAATGTAGCAGCCAAATCTAGAGGCGAAGGTGGGGATGGTGGTATTGCGGGTGTTCCTGGATATGTTTATGAGGTAGACATAGAGATTTCAGAAATAAAGAAGTTTTCGTACAATTGCGGATTGGCCGGTACCATTGCTGGCGAAACAGGAGGGGAAACTACTTTCGGAGAAAATTCTTCTCAAAGTGGAGGTGTGCTTTCGGTTGGGTATACAGATTTAATTACAGGTGATAAGTATGCGGTACCTGGAGTAGAAGGAGGAAAAGGTGGGGCTGGAGGTAGCGCTGGTTCTCAAGGGGAAGATGTTGTAAGCGCGACTGGCGGAAAAGGGGCTAACGGAAACTCAGATAGTGATTCCGATAAATTAGAGACTACACTTAATGGCTGTACGCTTACAGAAATAAGTAATATGTCATATTCCATTCAACCAGTTGGTGGTGGTGGTGCAGGGGGAAATTCTGGTGATATTTCAGGAGGAAACGGCGGAAATGGTTACCGTTCTAAAGGCGAGTTGAAACCACCGGCCATTACTTCTGCTTGTCGCGCGGAGGTAAGCACATTGCGACCCGGTGACGGAGGGACTGGCGCAAATGGAGAAAATGCACAAAGTTATGGTTCAGCAGGGAATGGAGGCGGAGGTGGAGGCGGAGCCGGAGCGACTGGTGGTGCATCTGCAACGGCATCGCAAACAACGACTATTTTGGGGCGTACCTATGTAAACAGTTCTAGAAATATCCTTTGTGGTGCATTCGTCCGTGTCAATGGAGCGCGTGCAAGCGGGGGACAAGGCGGTATAGGTGGCCGTGGTATGGATGGATGCATTATTTTGTATTATGGCGTTCCCCAGAAGATAGTCTCCGGCCCAGTGAAAGATAAAAATGGCCGCGTTGTTCTTGACAAGCTTGGCCGTCGGCTAATTGTGTGAGGTGAGAAAATGGAACTGACTCTGGAGGAGCGTGTAGCGGCACTTGAGCGGAAATTATCAGCCAGAGAAGCGGCAGAAGAACCAACCGAATACTACACCAGCAAATACAGCGGTGAGGAGATCGATGCCCTCCTGGACAAGGTGGCCGCTATGGATGGAGGCGGGACATAATGCTCATCATGGCAAATTGGTACATCTGCACCCCGCCTAAATTTTGCCTCGGGTTTGAGGGCGACAATGAGGTTGTAGCCCTCGAAATCTCCACCGACCTCACAGACGAGTGGGACTTAAAGGTGGATGTGGAGAAGAGCGGTCAGAAGAATATTATCCAGCTCCAGCGCGTCGGGCAAGTGTACTCCGCCTTGCTGACGGCCTCCGTGCTGGCTGATGACGGCCAGTATTTAATGCAAGTCAGAGGCACCCTCGGGGAGCAGGTGCGGCACAGTAATATATTCTACGCAACGGTTCATGACTCCATTAACGCCGTAGACGCTTTCCCACCTCCCCTGCCCTCCGAATTTGAGCAGATGGAGGAGCGCATTACAGACCTAAACCAGCATCCCCCGAGGCCCGGCCTGGATGGGTTTTGGGAGATTTGGAACCCGGATAGCGGCCAGTACGAGGCGTCGGATATCCCTTTACCGGAGGGTGGAGGAGGTACATCCTACAACATCGGGCACGGGCTAAAGCTGGACAGAGACACAAGGACGTTATCTGTGGACACAGTAAGCGGCTTTGACGAGGGTGATAATACGCTCCCCATTACCGCAGCCGCGGTGCAGGAGACGGTAGGCAATATCGAAATCCTGTTAGGGACAATTTGAAAGGTGGGAAAGTATGAGTGTAGCAACTGAAATCAGCAGAATCCAAACAGCGCGGAACACTATCAGGTCAAAGGCCGTTGAACTGGGCATCGGCACAAGCACGGACGATCTGACCAAGCTGGCAACGGAAATTGATGGAATTGAGAACAGAGGAGCGGTATCTGCTACTGTCCAAGAGGGCGATACATATACCATCCCCAAAGGCTACCACAACGGCAGTGGCACGGTGTCAGGGGTGTCCGGTGGCGGAAACTATAACCTCCAGAGCAAGACTGTCACGCCAACCAAGTCCCAGCAGAATGTGACGCCCGACCCCGGCTATTATGGCCTGTCCGATGTGACAGTAGCCGCCATCCCCGGGAACTACCAGGACGTATCCGCCGTTACGGCTACCGCCGCTGACGTATTGACTGGCAAGGTGTTTGTGGACAAGGCAGGCAAGACCACCACAGGTACCATGCCAAACAATGGGGCGGCGACTGAAACACTGACCCCGGAAAAACTGTCTTACACCATCCCGAAGGGGTATCACAGCGGGACAGGAAAGGTGCAGATCACCCCGGAGACGAAGAGTGTTACGCCCAACAAGTCTGTCCAAACGGTAGAGCCTACGGACGGGAAGGTGCTCACGTCCGTTGAGGTAGCGGCCATCCCGGAGGCTTATGTGGACACCTCTGACGGCACAGCGGTTGCCGGGGATATCCTTAATGGCAAGACCGCTTACGCAAAAGGCGCGAAGGTCACTGGCTCAATGGCAAACAATGGGGCGGTCTCCGGGGAGATTGACGGCTTGACCACAACCTCCTTTGCCGTCCCTGCTGGTTACACCACTGGGGGCTCGGTGAGCCTGACGGGCGACATTGAGGAGGCCCTTGCGGCAATCTGATTGGAGGCGTGGTATGAGTATTCAGGGCGAAATCGACCGGCTGTCCGCCGCTAAGGCAAGTATCGCAGCGTCACTACAGGCTATGGGAGTAGAACCGCCGTCGGGCACCACACTGGAGCAG